ATTTGAGCTGATACCTGATTGACTTTGGTAATCAACGTTTGATTCCACTCTTTCTGAGTGTAAGCGTTGAAACCTCCACCAGCAGCGGCTCGTTTCCATCCATTATAATCCCATCTCAAATTCCAAGCGCCACCGACTCTCAAATCTCTAAGGATTTCCCTATCGATTTCAGCCGCTACTTGCTCAGAAAGTAAAGCCGTCAATTCAGCTTCAGCATCAATGTTATGGAATGCACTAACATCTTGTGCTAGTTCAGGAGACCAAGTTGCTCTTAATTTCCTTTCGGTCACTGAAACAACAACTTCATCTAGTTCGAAAGAAACTTCTCCCATTTCAGTTGCGTATTCAAGAGACGCATATTGCATCCAACCAACGCCAAATGCGCTAGTTAAAGCAGTTACACCACTACAAGCTCCGATATAACCATCGAAAGTTGCATCATCACAATCAACACAAGCTGGGTGTGTAAGATCTAACTCGATCAATAAACATCCATCAGGAGTACAAATATCGCCATAATCGACAATACCTCTTCCATATTTTTGTGCCATTAGTCTGAAAGGTATTGAGCCTCCAGCTGCAATGATTGTACCACCAGCACAATCAGTGATAGCAGTAGCTCCATTAACAACACTTAATGAAGCTAAAAAAGCTTCAGTATCCATTTCATTACCATCTGGTCCAATTAATCTACCTGCATTATCCTGACTAAAACCAGTCACACAAAATGAAAGGCTTCTAATTGATCCATCAGCCGCAACTGGTTGAGCACCAACTGGTACTTCAGTTGCGCCAGTAGCCGTTAGAATGGTAGATACTAATCCAGTATGTGCTGCTGGTGTTGCTTGTCCTTTAGACGCATCAAATAAACCATCATTATAAAAAACGTCATAAAGACTTTTTGATAAGAAATCTGATATCATTGTTCCGTTACATCCGGAAACAACACAAGATGGAAGAGAAGGTCCATTTAAAGATGGATGATCCCTACCAGTAGTTTTAGGCACAAAATAGAATAATTTACCAATTGGCATGTTCATGGCTTGTACAGAAACGATGTCATTAGCCAACAATTTAGAGAATACTCTCCTTACTATTGGAAAAACAACGGTTTCAAATGAACCTGACGAGCTAGTGCTAGTAGATTCATTTAAGAGAGCAGATGCTTGGTTTTCATATAACTGAGCAATGTTCTCTTTGACGTGACCTTTCAATCCTTCAAGGAAACCTAATTGGTTCCATTTAGAAATTGTTTTGCCACGAATTTGTTTAAGGTGTTCAAGTCCGATATTTCCGACTTCACCCGAATTTAACAAATGTCCCATTTTTTTATTATTTATTTATTATGTTATTATTATTTAAGATATCCTCTTCATTAAATCTTTGATAGCTGCGATTTGTGGATCTACATATGCAGTAGATTCATTGAGATCGGAAGCTGAAGATTTAGATGTTCGGTTAACTTTATTTTCCACTGATTCAGTAAGTGGAGTCTTTTCATCTAATTCGGATTTAATTATTTTATAAATACCTTTAGATTCTTTAACACTTGCAGCATTATCAAATCTCTTTAAGATATTCATTTTTTCCGTTTTAGTTGTAGAGTGCTCCGTAAATAATCTATTTACATATGCTAAATTAGTATTGAATAAAGCAACTTCGTTGAGTTTACCTTTGAATAATTTAAGAGCTTCTTTATATTCTTCATTTTTTGTTTTCAGCTCTTTATATTCTTTTACAATTTTAGAATTAGACACGTTTTCTACATTACGAGGACTTTTTCTTTTATTAGAAATTGATTTTCGTGGTTTACGAGATTCTCCTCTAACTGCACTATTAGCAAAAGATGTACCGGCTTTTTGACCACCATATCTCTGCCTTCCACCACCATAAGGTCCAGATTGTGCATTGTTTTGAGTTTTATCTTCTTCTAGAGGTTCTTCCTCTGTTAACCAACCATCGCCAACATTTTTGTAATGTCCGCCTTTTCCATATTTACCTCCACCGATATCACCGGCTCTATGATGACCACGTAATTTGTAATCATCGGCACCGCCACCATAATTATGGTGTCCAGCTTTAGTAAGATATGCTAAACGTCCTTTACCTTGGTCGCCACCGCTCTCGCCGTGACCTCTTCTATGTAGAGAGGAACGATCATGGGGATAGTCAATATCACCTTCTCTTTCATCACCTAACATAGCACCATCATGCTCATCAAGTTCTATTTCATAAACAACGTCATCGTCTTCGTCAACATAATCTTTTCCACATCCTTCACAAAGCTCATCTTCAGATAATTCTTCAGATTCTCTAATGTAATATTCAGCACCTGTTTCAGCATCAGATAAATAAATTCCGTCTTCGTCTTTCACAACTTCAACTTCATCATCATCACCCATCGCTTTAAATACTTTAACCACTTCTTCGTCAGATGCGCCTGTAAGATCAATATCATCAGAACTTAAGTCTGCTAATATATCAATTCCAAGTTCTGCATCATCTACGTCTGCGTCAAGATCAATAACGTCTAATTCTGATTCTTCATCACCTACTTCATCACCAAGATCAAGTGCGGTAATATCTAAATCATCTACAACTTCTTCTTCTGAAGCTGCATCTTCAATTGGTTCTTCATCGGACCCTTCTAGTTCTGCATCGATTTTTAATTCTTCGTCTTGCTCTTTCAAAGACGACTCCACGATTGTCTCAATTTCTTCCTTCATATGTGAAGCAAGTATTTCTTTCGTATTGGCTTTTAAGGCATCCTCTAAGGTCTTTGCTTCAAGCAAAGCATCTTCGATGATAGATTTTCTTTTTGTAGCCATTTAAATTTTTTCTTTTATTTTTTTATTATTAGAATAAATTATTTAGGCGCATAAGACGCCATTTTTTTATAAATATACAGGAATTTAGAAAAGTATGGTTTTTAGGGTATTTTAGTCACATAAAAAATCGTCAAAAGAGTCTATTAATAAATGAGTGCCTTTATTTTTTTTAGATTCAGACATTTGTTCTTCTCTACTGGGCTCTTCATTATATACCCAAGAGCCTGGGGTGGATGGTGATGTAACAATATCCCAACAAATTAATTCAAAGTCATCTTGTACTATATTTTTTCCATGTTCTTTTTCTAAAGATCCTACACCCCTAGAAGAGACACCTATTTTTAATCCCCTTCTTAATAAATTTGCGACTAAATCTCCTTCACAAGAAATAATTCCTTGGTTAACAAATCCGGGAGACATAATAATTTCTAATTTTCCAAGTAAAACATTACCTTCCCACCATAATTCAACAACGTTATGAGAAATCCGACTAATAGTGACAATAGAGCTCTCTGGATGATCCGCCTCTCCCATCGCCCTTCTATCTTTAATTAATTTTAAATAATTTTCTGCTTCTCTTTTTAAAATATTTTCAGGGTATACTCTATCATTTTTATTTTCTACCCCATATTTTTGCATAACCGCATAGACAATTAAAGGCTCTTCTACTATTTTTCCACCCGTAGTTAATTTATTTATTTCATTAATAAAATTTTTATTATCTTTGGGGGATATATAACCAGCATCATATTCGATTAAGAGTCCTTTTTTCTTTACCTCATTTCTTTTTAAAATTTCTAACATACTAATATACTTTAATTATAAATATATCTTTATGGTAAAAAATTTTATTTTTTGGTTTTATAAAAAGTAAAATGATTTTGTCTATCTAAACAATTACTTATAATATCTTTTACTAAAGAAGTAGCACTATCTATTATATAGGGTTTATTAACGGGTAGGTTATTTTTTTGATATAAAGTAATTTCACATGACATAAAACTTCTTTTTACATGACTTATTCCAGATGCCCTCATATCAAGATCGACAATATATTTATTATTATAAAAATCTTCCGAATTTAAATTCAGATTTAAATTGTGTTTTATTTCTTTTCTCAATTTCTTAATAATACTCTGGTAATTGAGCATATCGCAAGTGGGTGATAATTCCCCCCACGCTGAAAGATTGATATAAATACTTTTAGTATTTTTATTATCAACAGTTCCTAATTTAATTTTATAGTTGGTGTCTATATCTAATGTAATTTCTTTTCCTCTTTTCATTCATAATACTTTATTTTTTATGTTATTACTTTTAGTGAAATATAATCAAAAAAACATCATTTGTCAATTAGCAAAAAAAAAAGGTTCACCATCTGGTAAACCCTTTTTTCTATTTGTTATTTAAATAACTATTTTTTATCTAACAATTTCACTAGTACGACAACCGCTAAAAGTCCTACAAATCCCGAGTTTCCTAAAGATTCAATAAGGGCAGTAACATTGCCAACTACATCCATTCCAAATACCGCTCCACCGAAGAGTACTTGTACTAAAATGCCTACAGTTAAGAATGTAAATAATAATTCTGTAACTCCAGAGAAAAATGTTTTGATATTTCCAAATATCTTTTCCATAATTTAGTTTTTTTAATTTTGTTATTGGTTAAAACACTAGATTCAAATGCACGCTTAGACTCAGATTCCTATCTTCACTAATAACATCAGTGAAATTAAGTCGT